CGGGTCAAGTCGTCGGCCGCAGCACCGACCCCGTACTTCCTGCAGGCCCTTTTCGACGCGACCAACCGGGAACAGCTGAACTGGGGCGGGTTCCGGATGCCGGCCGACTACGGTTCCAGCCCGGTCATGGTGGTCCAGTACAAGATGGCGAGCGCCACGACCGGCGGGGTAGCGTTCGAAGGCCGTTTGGCCGCGACCACCCCGGGCGACTCAACTGACGTGGACGCGAAGGCGTACGCCAGCGCTAACACTAACACCGACACGGTGCCTGGTACTGCGGGGCACCTCGACACGGTCTCGATCACCTTAACCAACGCCGACAGCCTCGCCGCCGGTGATCTGGTGTTCGCCCACCTCGCCCGCGAGCCGAGCAACGGATCCGACACCGCAACCGGCGACGCTGAGGTGGTATCGGTCACGATTACCTACACCACCGCATAGGGGGGGCCATGGCTCTGAGCGACGCCGACCGGGCCGCGGTCAACGCCGACCTACAACGGTTGTGGTCCAACCTGCACCTGCCGTGTGGGATCGTCAAGGCGGACCTGCGCGCCGCGGTCAACGCCATCGACCAGTGGTGCGACGACAATCAGTCCTCGTTCAACACCGCCATCCCGCAGCCGGCCCGCAGCACCCTGTCTGCGGACCAGAAGGCCTGGCTGCTGTGCTACGTGGTGCGTAAGCGCATCGCCGACCTGTAGTCGGAGCCCAGCGTGGCCCGGCATTTCGACGGCACCGACGACGTCTTGACCGTCTCCGCCGGTGGTATGTCCGCGATCGACGGCGGTGCGGTCACGGTCGCGTTCATCTTGAAGTTCAACGACGTCAACAACGGCTCGATCATCTATGCGAAGACGTCCGGCGCGGCGCTGGTGTTCCAGATCAACGCCGATGGCGGGACCTGGTTCTACGAGACGACCGACTCGTTCCGCTCGATGGGCACGGCGGCGACTGCCGATAACTGGCACCTGTTCGCGGTGACGAAAACCAACGGCAACAGCACCCCGCGCAGCCACAAGTACGTCTACGATACGAACACCTTCTCCCACGCCGACGCATCGAGTGCGTTCAACGACTCCAGTGCCGCGATCGGGTCTGGTGGGTCGGTCCAGTTCGGGCGCTACGGGTCGACCAGCGAGTACGCCAACATGGAGTTGGCGCTGGCCGGGGTGTGGGACCGGGTCCTGACCGACGCTGAGTTCGAGAATCTGGCGTTCAGCCTGCAGCAGTGGTATGCGTCCGCCCCGGCGGCGATGTGGCGGTTCGACCAGTCGGCGGTTGGTCAGACGGTGGCCGATCTGGTCGGCGGGGCCAACCAGAGCGCGATAACCGGCACCGCGGTTAGCACCGCCTCGGTGCCGGTGTTCAGCTACGGCTACCCGATCCCGGTGATCACCAACGCCGCAGCCTCCGACGCCACGATCGAGCCGGCGGTCATCACTGCTACCACCTCAATGCCGGCCCCGACCGTCACGGCCGGCTCGTCTGTCTCACCTGCGGTGATCTCCGCCGCAGTGTCGATGCCGGCCCCGTCAGTGGTGGCGGAGACAACGGTCTCCCCCGAGGTGATCGCTGCATCCGTCTCGATGCCCGCCCCGACGCTGCAGGCCGGCCAGACCGCTTCACCTGCAGCGATCTCCTGCACGGTCACGATGCCTGCGGCCACCCCGTCGGCAGGCCAGACCGTCACCCCGGCGGTAGTCTCCGCCACAGTGTCGATGCCGGTTCCGACGGTTACCGCAGGCGCAGCGGTCTCCCCCAGCGCGATCGCAGTAGCAGTGTCGATGCCGGCGCCGGACGTGGTAGCGGTAACTTCGGTATCCCCCGACGTGATTGCGGTAGCGACGGCGATACCAGCCCCCAGCCTGCAGACTGGCTCCACCGTCACGCCGATCGTGATCGCCGTCGCCACCAGCATGCCCACGCCGACGATACAGGCTGGCGGCAGTGCGCAGATCTCGGCCGAGGTCATCGCGGTGGCAGTGACCATGCCGGCAGCAACCCCTTCGGGTGGCGCCACCGTCGCGCCTGCCGCGATCTCGGCGACGGTCAGTCTACCTGCACCGTCACTGACCACCGGGTCGACGGTCACGGCGCCTGTGATCAGCGTGGCGGTGACGTTCCCGTCGTTCACCGTGCAAGTCGGGGAGGTGGTGCCGGCTACGCCCGCAGTCACCTACGCCCGGCCTGAGCGCCTGATCTACGGGCGTCCCGGGCCAGCCGCCTACCAGCGCCCACAGACAGCGCAGTACCGCCGCTCTTGATACACTGGGTGGGTGACCGAGACAAACGCAGTGCCAACCTACCAGGGCATGTTGAAGAAAGACCTGCAGGCGCTGTGTGCCGAGCGTGAGCTGCCGGTGTCCGGTACGAACGATGAGTTGATCGCGCGGCTGCGAGGCTACGACGCCGCCCAGGCCTCCGAGGATAGCGAGCAGGAAGCCGAGCCGGACCTGCCCGCAGCGGCCGGCGACGAACCCACCGAGGAGCTGGCCAGCGACCTGCCCGACCCGGCGCCGCAGGTGACGCCGCCCGAGGCGCCGGCCGAGCACGACTGGGACGACATGACGCTGACCGAGCGCGAGGTCCAGTTCGTGTTCCCCTGCACCGGCACGCTGGCCACCGATGATCACATGGTCAACTTGGCGACCGTCCAGCGCCTGGCCTCGGAGCGGGGGATCGCCACCCGCGGCAGTGCACGCCGGGTCGGCTGGTCGTATCGGCGCGGCACCCGCCATGCGGTCTACGAGATCTCCCGGAGGCGGGACTGATGGTCGACGCCTGGGCTACTGCGGATGACGTGCAGCTCTATACTGGTGTCGAAGTCGGCGACGGCGAGCTGGTCCGCGCCCAGGACATCATCGAGATCTTCTGCGGCGTGACCTACGACGTGGCGGAGCTGTCCGCGCGCAACCTGCGCCTGCTCAACCGCGCGGTCGCCTACCAGGCAGCCTGGGCTACCTACCACCCCGATCTGTACCTAAATGTCGATGTGGACAACATCAGTCAGGACGGGGCCAGTCACACCCCGGCCCACGAGAGTGCCGCACTGCTGGCGCCGCTGGCCCGGCGGTGTCTGGCCCGCCTGACCTGGTCGCAGAAGCCGTTGCGGGTGAGGCGGGCCTACGGCGTGCACGACTACGAGGATGCCGGTCCACGCGACTCCGCCGCAGCGGACGACGCCCGAGTGTGGACGCCGCTGTGAACGCCCGCGCCACCACGGTCGTTTCGGTCCTGCGGGGTAGCTCAACCAACGACTACGACGACGAGGTCGACGAGCCGGTCCCGGTGCACACCGGTGTGCCGTTCTCTTTGATCGAGCGCACCCGACGCACCTACCTGCCGGCCGAGGGGGCCAACCGGGTGATCCGGAGCTACACCGGGCGGACCACCCACGGCACTGACATTCGCAAAGGCGACCGGATCCGGGACGAACGCACCGCCCGGATCTACGTCGTGACCGACTTGAACGACGACCCCGGCTCGCCGGTGCATCGACCGGACATGGTGCTCGAACTGTCCAGGACCTCCTGATGCCGTTCTGGGCCTGGTTGATCGTCGGGGTGGTGGCCGGTTTCGGGTTGGGGTTCGTTGCGTTCGCGCTGCTGTTTATCTCCAGTCTCCGTTGGCCAGGCTAGTCCGGCCCGGCGTGTACAATGGTCGCACGGGACTGACCACCCGGGAGGGTAGACCGACCGCAGTCGCCGCCCACGCATCTCGGTAGACGGGAGGCGAACCGCGTGGCGTTCCGCGTGTACGTCGAGAGCCCTAACGCGCAGATCCGGATCGACGAGATCCGCGACGACCTGCGGCACTGGCTGGCCGGCGAGGTTGCGCGCGACGCCCGGCGGTACGCCCCGTACGACACCGGCTATCTCAAGAGCCACATCGTGGTCAGCCCCGACGCCAGTCGGGTGACTGCGCTCGGTGCCGGCATTCCGCCGAACAAAGACGCCCCAGCCTATGTCGAGTATGGGACTCGTCCACACCCGATCCCGAACGCGTTTGGGCTGGGGTTCACTGCGCAACACCCCGGGACTGAGGCGCAGCCGTTCCTGCGCCCGGCCGCCTACCGCAGACGCACGATCCCGCCGTGGGTGGTCCGCGCCCGGTCCAGTCTGGCGGACCGCTAATGGCGCTGTTACCGAACGATGAACTCGTGGCCAAGGCGTGGCTGGTGGCCGCGGTCGACGGGCTGACCGCGGCCAAGGTCGCGACCACGCTGCCAGACCCGCCGTGGACCGACGATGAGTTCGTCCAGATCATGCAGGTCGGGGGGGACGGCGACCGGGACTTACCGACTGCCGAGCCGGTCGTGTCGGTGAACTGCTTCGCGATGAAGGCCGGCAGCGCCAAGCCACCGTGGGGGCAGGCGAACCAGCTCGCCCAGAAGATCTGGATGGCGACCTTCCCCGTCCGCTACAGCCCCGACCCCGCGGTCGAGTTGGACATGCCGTCTGGGTACGGCCGGGCACTGTGCCGGACCGTCCAAGCCGTTTCCCGGCCACGCCGGATACCTTCCGACCCCAGTCAGTTCGCGGTCTACAACCTGGACCTGCTGTTCAGCTGGGTGCCGGCCTCGGAGGTGATCGCGTGAGCCGTTACGCACTGATCGGGGCACGCACCGGCGAACTGCTTACCTATGGCGGTAGGGTGATCGTGCACGACAATCGGGCTGAGATGGAGTACCTGTTCCCAAACCGTGACCGGGCCCGAGTGATCCGGGTCACCGACGGGGATCTGGGCCAGCCGGTCCTGCAACTGCGCGACCACCCGAGTATGTCCAAGGTGCGCTTTCCCCTGCGGAGGGAGGATTTCGTCCATGCCGGGTAGGCACAGCCACAACTACCGCGGGTTCCGCAGTAAGGCTCAATGGCGCTGGGCATTTGCCACGCATAAGAGCTTCGCCCGCCGCTGGGCTCACGAAACTCCCGGGGGCCCGAAGGTCAGATATCGCCGCCTACCGCGACGCGTAGGCCGTCCAACGCTGCGGACTGCCCGCGGCAGGCGTAAGAGGAGATGAGATGGGAGTTACGGTAACCAACCTGATCCAGGGTCCGGGGACGCTGTACAAAGGCGAACAGTACACCGGCGCCTACACCCAGACCCCAGAGCCGGGCGACGGCGCGATCAACAGCGCCCCGGCCGCGTCGGCCTGGGATGACGTCGGTGGCACCCAGGACGGGGTCAACCTGGAGATCGGGCGGGAGTACGCCGAGCTGGAAGTGGACCAGATCGTCGACATCCCGGACCGGCGGCTGACCAAGCGGGAGTTCGCGATCGCGACGAACTTCGCCGAGGCGACGCTGGAGAATCTAGCGTTGTCCAGCAACGAGCTGGAGGCGACGGTCACCACCGGTTCGGGGTTCAAGACGTTCATCCCGACCACGACCACCGCAGCGACCCAGCCGACCTACGTGCCGCTGATCTTCGATGGGTTCGCGCCGGGGCAGTTCCGCAGGCGGGTGATTGCCCGGCGGATGCTGTCAGTCGATCCGATCACGATCGCCTACAAGAAAGACGCCCAGACGGTGCTGAGCGGGAGGTTCGTCGGACACTACGTGTCCGACAGCCTGGCACCGTACAAGGTGATCGACCAGACCAGCTAGTGCACAGGAGGGGCCGAGAGATGGGCGTGGTGGTTAACAGCGAATTGTTGTTGGACGATGACGGGCGCGATCCGGATGTGTTGCCGGAGGGCGTCTATCCAGCTGGTGTGGAGATCCCGGCGGACCGGGTACTGCTGTTCGAGGTGAATCAGCGGCAGTATACCGGTCCGAAGCGGGTCGACCAGCGGATCGTGTTCCAGTACCTGCGGTCAGTGCGTCGGGATGCTGACAGTGCGGTCGCGATGGCCGACCTGTTGTACGGTGCGCTGGGCGAGGCGGTGATCGACGTGCTGGCAACTGAGCAACTGGATCCGGAGGAGTTCCAACAGGTGATGAAGGTTGTTGAGCGCTACGTGTTCGGGGCGATGGACTCGACCCTGGGAAACTCGCGAGCCGCACGGCGCAGGTAGTCTGGTTGGCTGACCCGCGTTACCGTGCGGATATCGAGGCGGACGCATGGAGGTTCTACCGGTGGTGGCTCGACCTGGACGAGGACCTGTGGCCGGACCTACCGTCGTCCCGGATTGTAGAGATGCTGGAGCGCCTGCCGGCGATGGACGGGGCGCTGACCGCGAGGGCAGCGTTGGAGGCGCAGGAGTCGGGAGGCACCGGCAGCCAGACGGTGTCCGGTGTGCCTGTGGGCCGGGGTGCCAGTCAGTCTGGCGGGTCTGGTAGTTCGGAGGTTGAGCACGTCGAGTCGACCGGCAGGACGTTGACCGGTCACCCGGCTTTCGCCGGGCTGGTGGAGTACGTGAAGGTGTAGGGGGAGGTGGGACGATGAAGCGGTGCACGCGGTGTGGGGAGGACAAGCCCACCACCCAGTTCGTTAAGCGGGCGCGATCTCGCGATGGCTTCGCCTCGTGGTGTCGCCCGTGCACCTCAACCTACCGAGCTGAGCACTACCGCCAAGTATGCGCCAGCGAACCACACGTCTCCGCCCCGCGGATCTGCCATACCTGTCACACCGAAAAGCCAGCATCCGAGTTCTATCTACGAGCGCGTGGCGCGCGCTTAATGTCTCGTTGCAAAGACTGCTGGAAGGCGCGCCAGAGGCGGGTCACCGCACTGCGCAACCAGCGCTCCGAACTGCCGACGCCTCCCGAGACCTTGGAGTGCCTGCACTGTCGACGCGTACTGCCCAGGGCCGCTTTTGCGGCCAACCGCACGACTGCTCGTGGCTTTCAAAGTCGTTGTCGTGACTGCCACCGCGAGCAACGCTACGGGATGAGCCGTGGCGAATATGCCCAACGGCTGGATGACCAACGCGGTGTGTGCGCCATCTGCGGTGAACCACCGAGCGAAAACCGAGAACTGGAGGTAGATCACTGCCACGAGGCTGGTTCTGTCCGCGGACTGCTCTGTGGTCCTTGCAATAGGCTTCTCGGCGCCGCGCGGGACAGCGCGAAGACGCTCCTTGCGGCGGTCGAGTACCTGGAGGGGGGTGGTTTTGTTGGCAGTCGGCTTTAAAGTGGCCGATGCTTGACAAATCAAGCATACATTGAGGTCCACACCGACGACGACACCCGCCCCGGTCGACAGAAGATCGACCGCGACACCTCGCGTTGGGCCAGCGGCCTGGGGGCGAAGCTTGGGCGGATCATCAGTGCCGGCATGTTGCGAGGGATTGGCCGGGCACTGACCCAGGCGCTGCTGCAGACCGCCAAGTTGGCGGCGTTCGGCTTGATTGCTGGTGTGGTCGCATCGGCGATCGGCGGCCTGGCGTCGGCGATCGCCGGGCTAATCCCGGTGATCGCCGAGTTGGTCAACACCGTGATCGCAGCCTCCGGCGCCCTGCTACTACTACCTGGAGCGATCGCTGGGTTGATCGCGGTGGTGGCGACTGCCAAGATCGGCTTGAAGGGCTTCGGCGAGGCTCTCAAGGCGATCGGGACGGGCGACGCCGCCCAGCTTGAGGAGGCCCTGCGGAAGCTGGCCCCCCACGCCCGCACGGTGGTGCGGGCGCTGGCGGCGATGCGCCCGGCATTCCAGCGTCTGCAACTGCGGGTCCAAAACAACCTGTTCGCCCAGATCACCGGGCACGTGCGTGACCTGGGTCGGCTGTACCTGCCGCTACTGGAGACCGGGTTGGTCCGGATTGCGCGGGCGCTGAACCTCGCGGTGCGCGACATGCTGGGGTTCCTGCTGGAGCTGCAGACCCGGATGGATTTCTCCACCATCCTACTCAGCACTGCCCGCAGCGTGGAGAACCTGCGCCGCGGGTTCGTGCCGCTACTGCGGATCTTGCGCGACGTCACCGTGGTGGCGTCGCAGGTGATCGCCACCCTCACCCAGGGGTTTGGGCCGGCGCTGGAGAAGTGGGCCGACCAGATCGCCGAGCTGCGGGCGAACGGTGGGCTGGCTCAGCTCATCATGGACGGGCTGGCTGCGTTGAAGCAACTGGCCGGTCTGTTGATCGACATCGTCGGGATCATCCGCGGGATCACTCGGGCGGCAGGCGGAGCCGGCGGGCTGTTCTCGTTCTTTGACCGGCTCAATCGACTGATCAACTCGATCGAAGGCCAGGCTGCGCTGCGCCAGATCTTCGACGACCTGTCCCGGATCGGTCAGGCGTTGATACCCGTACTGCTGGCAATACTCAAGGCGCTAATACCCGTGATCGAGGGGATCGCCAAGATCGCGGAGGCGTTCGCCCCCGGCCTGATCGTCTTCGCGACTGCGCTGGGGGTCGCCCTGGGCAACCTGGCGGGTCCGATCGCCAGCCTGGCCCCGCTGCTGTCTGCCCTGGCCGCCGGACTGGCGCCGCTGGGGGAGATCTTGGGGTCCCTGATCGAGGCGGCAACGCCCGGCTTGACGGCGTTCATCAACTCGCTGGTGGTCGGGATACAAGCCCTGGTGCCGATCGCGCCGGTGGTCGGCAAGGCACTCGGCGACATGTTCGCTGCACTGGCACCGTTGCTGGAGGTCCTCGGGCCGGCGCTGGCTTTCGTGCTGGCTGAGGTAGCAATCGGACTCAGTGGCATAGCGCAGGTTTTGACCCCGCTGATCACGATGTTCGCCCGGGGTCTGGGTGAGGCGATCATCAAGCTGATCCCGCCGCTGTTGGAGGTCGGCGCCCGCCTGTTGCCGGTCATGGCCGATGCGGGCATACGCATCGCGGAGGCGTTCGAGCCGCTGCTGCCCCTGCTGGCCCAACTGGTCGAGATCTACCTGCAGCAGCTTGCCGAGCACCTGCCGCTAGTCATACCGATGTTTGTCGATTTGATCGACGCGGTGGCCGAACTGGCTGAGATGTTCGCCGCCCACCTGGTGACCACCTTGAACGATCTGATGCCGCTGATGCCGGACCTGATCAAGGCGGGGTTCGAGCTGGTGCGCGCGATGCTGCAGATGTTGGTTGCACTGACCCCCCTGATCCCGCCGCTGACTCAGTTGATCGTCGCGTTGACGGAGGCGGCGATCGACACCGGTCTGCTGCGCGCTGCGATCTACCTGATCATCTTCATACTGCAGCAGTTCACCGCGGCGATCGTCGCGACCCAGCGGGTGGTGTCGTTCCTGATCGGCTTGTTGACTGGTGCGCGGGACGCGGCCAGCGGCTTCGGCCGGGCGGTCCAGAACGCCATCGGCGTAGCCATCGGCTTTTTCCGGACCCTGGGGTCGACCATCCAGAATGCGGTCGGCAACCTGGGCAGCATCCTGTTTAACGCTGGCCGGAGCGTGATCCAAGGCCTGATCAACGGGGTCCGCGACATGCTGCCATCGCTGGGCGGTTTGATGGATCGGGCTGCGGAGATCGTGCGGAACAACTGGCCTTTCTCGCCAGCCAAGA